ATTTTGATTGTACATTCTGACATACTCTTTGTATTATCTCATGTTAAACTGTTTAAGCCTCCTCAGTGAAGGGGTCTTAAGCTTCAACCCCATCTGCAATCACGTTAATAACATTGATAATTTCATTCAGTGTGCCTCTTCTCTTAGAATAGTATGAAAACCCTTTGAACTGCCCGAAGTGCTTTCCTGATCTCATATCTTCGGGCCGGTCACTTATCCAGCCGTCATTTGCGACGTACAATCGTTCGTCTCTGAGTGTGAAATCCATTGCAAAGCCCCATGCTTCCCTTGCTTTTTCTAAATGTGTTGTATTCATCTTTTGACTCCGTGTATTTTGTAATCCCTTTAACTTAGTATATAGTAATAGGTTTCAAAGTATATATATCTTACTATCTTCAGTGAACAAAGTAAATAAAAAAATATAATTAATCTGGAATCTTTTTAATTTCGTCTTCGTTTCTTTCCACATACGCCCTAAGGGCAGGGATTCCACTTTCTGGCATTTACAACAACTCCTTAATTATTTCAACGAGGTCGCGCATTTCTAGCGTTACCTCGTTTTTAACTTCGTTTTTAACTTCTGTTACCACCGCTCTTTTTTCATAATGCGGCTTAACGTTCCAACCTGTTATTTTAATGTCGGCTATTTCTACCGTTGCTCCATTTCGGAGCATTTTTATGATTTCTTCTGTTCCTATTTCCTTCTCAACTTGTGTTCTTTGCATCATCTTGGTTAACTCCTTTAATTAGCTTTGTTATTATCGTTTTCTCTTAGGTTGTACAATATACTATACAACCTCAAAGTATTTAAAACTTACTATCTTCAGTGATGAAAGTAAATATAAAAAATATAATTAATCTGGAATTTTGTTAATTTCTTCTTCGTTACGTTCGGTATATCGACACTTTATACAGAAACGCAAGACGTTAACCGTCTTACGTTTTCCATTTACTGTATATTGAGTGCTTGACTTCTTCAGATAGTGTTTTTTACCCTGTTTCAAGCACTCGGGGCATAACTTTCGAGGGTTTTTGCCTTGTCCTGTGCCGGGATTTGGGTATTGTTTAGGAGTGTTCTGTTTTCGCGCTGTCATTTTTTCAAGCTCCTTATTTGTGCGGCGAGATCATCAGAATATGGGACTCTGTGCCCTATAGCCCCAGCCCCTCCTGTGTACACATTATTCACGCTCCAGTTATCACCGTCAAATCCGTTGTTTTGAACATGCCAGATCCATTCTGGCTGTATCACCCACCACTCGCCGCCGCCCCATGGGTTTTCAGGGTTTAAGGGGTTCTGGATTTTTTCCCCTTCGACCCTCATTTTTTCGCATCCTGATTCTTTTTCCGGATCTGGGTATTCTGCATTCTCAAAGGCTTTTTTGATGTCGTCAATTTTTTCCTGTAGCTCCTTAGCTCTCTTCTCTTTCTTTTCTTTCCTCTTCTTTGCCTGTTCTCTCCTATAAGCCAGGGTAAGCTCCTCTTTTACACCGAGGATTTTCTCAACGGTTTCGGGCTGTGCTGTGAGCCAGCCGTAAAGCTCTCCATCTTCGTCCCAGCCAAACCTCTCGAAGTGTTCTGCTATCTTTCTCCAGGTTTCTCTGGGAACAATTTCACTCAGTCTGTAATATTCCATCCCGGTTTCTGAACACCGTCCTGCGTACTGCAGGTAGATATTTTTCTGAGTAGCTGTTTGAAATGCTTTGGTTCCGAACTGTTTAGTATATTTTTCTCCTATCTTTTTCATAATACTCAACCTCTATAATATACAAGGCACACAACATATATAAAACTTACCATCTTCAGTGAACAAAGTGAACTTCTAAACAACTAAATAAATAAAATGAATTATTTAAATATGTAGTACTTTATATAGTTAATGTTCTAATAATCACATGCTAAAAAAATACAGGAGCCTGTAATGAAAGAACCCCGAGGTGGAAATGTCGAATGCCGAATTATGATACACATAAATTCCTCTGCCTTCTCCCCCTGCCTCTCGTCCTGGTTTTTCTATTTATGGCATACGACGGAGGCTTCGCCGAGATCGTGCCTATAATTTTATTCCTGGTCTGGTGGCTGCTGCACACTTTCGTTATAACTCCAGACATAGATACGCTTTCGATACCCTCTAAGCGACTGGGACCATTAGGATTGATAATAAGGAAACTGTCAACGCACAGGAAAACCTGGCACTCTCCACTATTTTGGGCCGCATATTTTTGCCTGAGTTACAATTATCTCGGCTGGTGGACCCTGGGCGGGGTTTTCCCTGTTTACTGTCATATTTTCGTTGATATAATCGACCACGCCTATAAAGTACAGAAACGAAAAATATTAAAGAAGCTTCGTTTAAACGGCTTATTCTGAGGCTCTCTAAGCCTCTAACTCTTTTTTGTTAAGGCTCTTATACCTTGAAGCCCGAGAAATAGCCAGGAACACGTCGAGATTAAACCGGCTCCTGGTAACGTTTTCCTTACCTTTCTACCTACTCTTTTATATACCAGGAGCCTCGAAAAAAAGATATCTCTTATTAATTAATTAATTATACGAATACGTATTCGTATAAAGTAATAGAGAGATAATAAGAGATATCTTTTTTCAGGCTTCCCGTTATTTAAGTCTTTTCCTTTTTGTCCTAGTTTTCGCTATCGGTAAACTGGTTGGTATTCCTGGACATTTTACCGACTACTCTGTAAACAAGCAGATTTTACCTACTACTTTTAACTTATCCACCTATAAACCTATGTTTAATTTTATAGAGGCTTATCAACCTGTTAAATAAAAAAACAATGCATAACAATTTTTATCGTGGTCATTTTATAGATATATTTTTATCTGTTAACGTTGATACTGTCTTAAATGAGCGTTTTTATCGAGGGTACCGCTTTCCCACTCGGGAAAATTAACGCGAATGGATGGGGCGTGCCGTTCACGGAAGTAGATAACGCTATCGCTACCCTGAAAAGCTCTGTGGTCCGGGTATGCTCTCGTATTGATCCCCACGGCTGCGACGTTATGGGCGACCCTTTTAGCGAAATCGGCCACGTAGTCGACGCATGGCGAGAAGGAGACGACATAAAAGTCAAAGCCGAGATAACCGACTCAATCGCAGCCCAAAAGATCGAGGACTCGACCTGGAAAAACAACTGGAGCGTTTTTGTAGGGTTTAACGATATCGATGCCGGGGGATGGGTCCACGGGATCGCAGTCGAAAGCATTACAATCGTAAATGATCCCGCTTGGCCGACCTCAACCTGGAAAGTAGTATCAGCGTCGGACGGCACCAAAAAGGGTATCAGAATAACGTCTGAATTTTTTATTAGAAAAGCAGCAGCAAAAACAGAAGGTGAAACCACGTCAGAAGAGACAGTCGAGGAGCTTAAAAAGAAACTCGCCGACGCTGAAAAGGAGCTCGCCGAGTTAAAAGCGAAGGCACTCCAAGGCGAAACCGGAGACGGTGGAAACGGTGGAGAAGGTGGAGACGTCGCAGCTCTTGAAAAAGAAGTCGAAGAGCTTAAAGCGTCTAATGCAAAGCTCGAAAAACAGATCGAGGAAGATAAAAAACTTATCGCCTCGCTGCAAGTCGAAAAAGCGAAAATGGTACCTATTTCGGAACTTGAAAACAGGATCGCGGCAGCTCTTGAAAAACACGACAAGGAGATCGCCGCAAAGCTCGAAAGGGATAACGCTTTCGCTGCCTTCGCTGCAGCTCGCGAGAGGTTAGGACTCGAAACAAAGCCAGAAGACTTTAAGAGCCTTTCAGCAGCCGACCTTAACAAGCTCGCCGAAGACCTTGGCGGGATTAAAAAAGCCGCAGCCTCCGGCTCTGGTTTCTCCTATCCCACCAGCAACAACAACCCCACAGGGTTCACGGTTGGGAGATGGGACTCAAAAAAGAAGGAGTGGGTTAACTAATGGCATACTCAGGATTTCAGCCTCCAAATAATCAGATAGTTGTAGCAGGCGACCCCACGGTCCAGGAGCTCAAAATCGAGACCGCTACAAATTGTAAGCCCGGCCGCTTAGTAATGAGAGGAACCAACGACGATGATATAGTCGTATGTGATGGGCTTAAGCCTCCTATCGGTATTCTTGGATATGAACAGGCTCACCCGTCCTTTAAACCAGATACAAGAGCCGGGCTTTATGCAGCCGGAGCTATGGCCCCAGTTCTTAGCGGAGACTTTACGGCAATAAGTCCGGGAGGTCTCGCAGCCGGGACAATAGGGAAAAAGGGCGAGATACTCCTTTCCTGGTCCGATGGGATGGTAATACCCGGCGTAATACTCGGAGGGAAAACAGGAATTAGAATTCCCTTCGGAAAGAGTACCACCGAAAAGAGGACCGGCGTAGTTCTTCCGGCTGGGGTAGTGGTTCGAGACTGTATTATAAAAGTGGATACAGCCGTCGCCAATGCTACAATAGACGTCGGTACATACTCGACAGCAAATGGAGACGCCGACGGTTTCCTCGATGGGGAAAGCTGCTCGGTCGCTGGACTTGTGGAGCATAACAACGTAGACGCTACAGCAGCTAACAACACTTTAGGCGCTCTGCTTGTCGAAACCGACATAAAAAGCGCAGATTCACCCGCGTTATATGCTTCAATTCCTACCGGCTACCTAGTGCCTGATGGTGGTAAAGAGGTAACATATACAACCACGAACCACGACGTCGCAGGTGAGATTTTTCTAATTATCGACAGTCCGGGAGTTATCCAAGTCGGAAAGATCGAGACAACAGCAAACGCATCAAGCGCAGCCGCTGACGTCGTATACAAGTGTCTGATTTAAGGGGGCTAAAAAAACATGACTAACGCAATAGCCGAATTTTCTAAGAAGATCGACGAAAAACTCGTAGACCCTCTGCGCCAGGTCTTGAAAGGCAGAACTCTCGTATATGTGACCCCCCCGCAGGGTTTCGAGATCTCAAACGTAGAATGGGGCAAAATTATCGAAATGTCCGAGGGTATGGTCTCCTATTCCTTCACATCCGGGAATAAGGACCAGATCGACGCGACCCTCACAAATTCCAAAATTCCAGTTTACTGGAAGGAATACGAGATCGACCGCAGGATCTATGAGAGCTGGAACGCTCGCGGTACTGACATTGACGCAGCTAACGCGATCGCTGCAGGCTACGCAGCCGCAAAGGTCGAAGACGCCGCAATCATCGACGGCGTTACAAGGGATGGGACAAACTACGATATACCCGGCCTTTATCAGGGTGCCGGGGTGGACTATAACACAGCTACCAACCTGGAAACTTTCGGAATGGCAACAAAAGCCGTTTCAGGGTGTCTAAACCTCATGGACGATGCAGGCGTCCCGGTGGACCGCATAAAGTGGAACTGGGCCGTTCCTTCGGCTGCTTATCACAAAATAAGGAGCATAAGAAACAAAAATGGAGTAAAAGAGCTGCCCGACGTCCTAGACATGCTTAACGGCGGTGAGCTAGTCTCCGTTGGTACAATCCTCGCGCCTAACCAGTCCGTGCTTGTACCCGATCCCTCAGTCGGAGAGCCTTTTGTCGATTTCTACCTTACAGCAGACTTCCAGACAGACCCCAAAACCCCGGAGTATCAGAAAACCGGAAACATTGGAGGCCGTGTATTCTCTGCCGGTGTCCTGAGAATTAAGCAGGAAGCTGCACTCGGGAAGATTTCAAACCTAACTTACGCAACCGGAGAATAACACAACCTAATAAAAAAGGTGATTTGTTGAAGGTAGAAGTAAAAGTCCTTTTGTTAGAAGTCGAGATTAACGGGGAGGTAAAAAAGTTTAAGAGAGGCGATATAATCGACCTCCCGAAAGCGAAAGTTAGACAGCTCGGGCTATCTGTCGCGAAATATGTACCCCAAGTAGTCGACTACGAAGAGGTAGAGGACGACACCCCAGCCCCCGGAGGTTCTGCGAGGATCGCCGATTCAGGAGCAGGTGCCGAGCCTCCCAAAAAACGCAGGTGATATAATGGTCTTCGCTACCGTGGGAGAGGTCCGGGCTGTAGTTCACACGTCCACCCTCAAAGACGAGGACATCCTGGGAATTATAAACGAGATCTCTAAGGAGATCCTCGTAAGGGCTGGGACTACAGACGAGAGTAACCCTCTGCTAATTTCTGCAGGAAAAAACGCGATTTACGCGGCTGTCCTTCGCAGGATGAAACTCACTGGGGAGCTTGCAGCAAGAGTAAAACACGGCAGTGGAGAGCAACAAAACGACATTAACCAGGAAATCCGGTATTACGAAGACAATTCAAACCGGTACCTGCGAAAATATCTCTATTCAGCTAATACCAGATTATACGGAAGGGTTGGCTTAGGAAGTGTAAACCATAAGATATAAAATCGGCGTTGGTCTTTGAATGAACTCGTTAGATTTTGGGATGGTACACACCTGCAAAATAATACAATCTGTTCAAGACCAGAGGCTTAATTTTGTCTCTGGAAGCAATCCGTTCTATGAAGGACACCCAGTTTCAGGCTCGATTTCTAAAGCCAACGGCACTATAAAAACGGTAGTTGTTGAGTCTGGCAATTGGGTTTCTGGAGATGCAGCCGGATACCTGATTCTATCTTTTGTCTCTGGTCTTTTTCTAGACGGGGAAACTCTCAAAGAAGGCGACACAGAGCATGCGAAAGTCTCAGGCAGTCAGATCCCACATACTAACGGCGTTGGTACTCCTATTACCTCTACAAAACAGACCCCTGTTAAATGTCTATTTTCTGAGGTTCATAGATCAGGGGAAGGAATACAAAACTTTGAGAGTGGTGATTACATCGTAAAAGGTCCACTCATCTTCCTTCCTGGAACTACAAACATAGAAGAGGGCGATTATATTCTTGGTGATGTACCCGGATTTAATAAAACATACAAAGTGTTGAAAGTTACCGCACATTATCGGTTATTTTCCTCGATAATAGACCATATTGAAGCAGAATTGCAGGCGGTAGAAAAACGCAATGGCTGAGATGTTTAAAATCAAAGTCGAGGGCGTTAAAGAGCTCCAGGCAAAATTTGACGGCATAGAAAGAGAGCTTGAAAAAGCACTAGCCGACGCTGTTTCACAGGCGGCTATCGTAGTGGAAAGAGAAGCGAAAGCAAACTCAGAACGCGGCGGTAATTCCTTCCCTCACAGGATAACCGGGAACCTGATGAACTCTATAAAAGAACTTCGGCAAATTTCCCAGCCTGGTAGAGTGGAAAGCCAAATCGGTACCGCTGTGGAATACGGGCCCAGGCTCGAATATGGGTTCATGGATACCGATAGACTAGGGCGAAGGTTCAACCAGCGCCCCCGGCCCTTTCTCCGTCCTGCTCTCGACGAAAACGAGGCAGAGATCCAGGCAGCTTTCGAGAAGTCGATTAATGCAGTAACAAGAAAGTACCGATAAAAAGCAGGATGTTAAAAATGATCGAGGCAGCAGTACGGGACATTTTGTTATCTGATCCTAATATCGTACAATATGCCGGAAATCGGATATTTCCCTTAGAATTGCCCTTAAACTGTAAACTTCCAGCGATATCTTACTTCAAAGTTTCAGACCCATATAAACAGGTTTCAGGTTTCCCCCGCTTTCAAGTGTCATGTTGGGCAGAGGATTACGAGGAATGTTTAAACTTAAAAAAAGTCGTAACGGATGCCTTAGAGGGGTTCTCGGGTACCGTTAACAACGTAACAATAATACGAATTATTCCGATAGATGCCCCTGATTTCTACGATTCAAACGTGGGCGTCTATCACATTCCAATTGATTTTAAAGTGATATACAGGAAGTGAAAAAAATGGTTAACTATCAAACGACAACCCAGAAAGTAAACAGTATCAGATTTGGATCTGCAAAAATAGAAGTAGGCGAAGACGTGGCGAGTCTTGTAAACCTTGGGACAGCTCAAAATATCGAGTTTACCGAAGAGTTTACCCCTATCGTTTTGAAGCCCGATAACGCCCCAGAGATAACAGTCGGGGTCCGTGAACACTACGCAACCGCTAGATTTGATTTGTGGGAAGTAGACCTCAGTAATCTTAATTTGATAAGGGGAGGTATCGACACTTATACACCCATCGCAGGCGATCCGGTTACAGTTACCGACGAGCCCGTAAAACTGACAGGTACCAAAATGGTAAGACTCGCAAACAAGAACGGCGACGGGTCCGAGCCTACTTCTATAGTCGTTAAGGGGTCCGACGGCGGCGAAACGGTCAGAAATACCGATTATGTTTTAGGGGTTGACGCTGCAGGATGGCCCGTTATTGGCAGAGTCGCAACATCCTCAAATATAGCAGATGGGGATACTGTCAAAGTTACCTATACCTACACTCCTAACGCTTCCGCAAAACTCAGCACCGGAGGCAAAAATATAATTAATCCCCGCGTGGTCCGGTTGACTAATACGAACGCAGCCGGTAAAAAATTCCAGATCACAATCTATGCAGCCAAAAACCAGAAAGGGATCGAGCTTAAACTTCCTGGTGATGACTCAGAAGACCCGGTCGCGGTACCAATCGAGCTTAAAGGTATTATCGATCCAACCAGGACCGCAGGCGACCAGCTTTTCGAGATCCTGGACGAGCAGGGGGTTTGAGTATGTCTGACGATCTACTGAAAGATTTCGATATTCTTTCTCCTCCAAAAAGAATTGCCCGGATCGGAGGGGAGGAAATTGATGTCACAATCGTTCCTGCGCGAGCTGCCCTGAAGTTCATCAATTTCTCAAAAAAATACAGTGCTAAATCGCTTGAATCTATGGATCAGGACAGCTTTGACCCTTGTATAATTGATGATATCCTCGAAGTTGTTGAGCTTGTATGCAAGCGGTCAAGCACGAAAATTACCCGCGACTGGCTTCTTGATAATGTAGACATCAAGGTCCTCGTGGAGTTCGTGCAGTATGTCTTTGCAGGCATGAAAAATGTAAGCTCTGAAGAATCCTCCTCAAGAGAAGAAGGAAAAAACTCACCATCTGGGACATAATCTCCCAACTCGGACAGATGTACGCCTGGGCGACTCCGGAGAAGCTTCTCGATGAAATGAGCTTGGAACAAATTATCTTGTTCTATCGGTATGGATGGGAAGCAAGGAAAACGAATGCTCAGGTATATTGGGGTGTCCTCGGTCAAGCTCTCCAGGGCACGGAAGCAGGGGAAAAGGTACAGGGCCTTGAGAAGTTCAAAGAAGCGCATCCGGACGCAAAGATAGAAAACGGTGCTTGGAAAGTGAGCAGGTGATTTTGTGGCAGTAGGTGAGCTTGTTGTATCAATTATAGGGGATATTAAAGAACTTTCCAAGACTTTCGCCCAGGCCAAGACTGAAATAGGTGGTATCGGAAAAAAGTTTCAGAGTGTGGGAACTGCCCTTAAAGACACTGGAAAAACGATGTCTACCTACGTCACGGCTCCTCTCGTAGGCATAGGCGCAGTTTCACTTCATACTGCAGCTAATTTTGACGACTCAATGCGGAAAGTTCAGGCTGTTTCGGGTGCAACTGGATCGGATTTTGAAAAACTTACAAAACAGGCTAGAGAGCTTGGAGCGACCACGGCATTCTCGGCATCCGATGCAGCGGACGCAATGTATTACCTTGCACTCGCAGGCTGGGACGTCAACGAAATCATGGACGCCACGCCTGGTCTTCTGTCTCTCGCGAGTGCGGCAGGTATGGATCTCGGCGAAGCGGCAGATATCGTAAGTGACACAATGTCAGGTTTCACGATGACCGCTGACCAAGCTGGGAGAGCGGCTGACGTTTTTGCAACCATCACCTCAAGCGCAAACACTGATGTACACCAGCTAGGCGAGGCTATGAAATATGCTAGCTCGACGGCAAACGCTGCAGGTATGGACCTTGAGCAGACTGCAGCAGTG